ATCAAGCAAGACAACAACAAAGAAACCAAAAACAACAACAACAACAACAACAACAACAAAAACGACGACGAGAACGAGAACGAGAACGACGACGAGAACGAGAACGACAGTATCGACAACAACAAAGAAACCAAAAACCACTACAACGACAAAGACAACAACAAAGAAACCAAAAACAACAACAACAACAACAACAACAACAACTAGAATATGAACAGGAATATGAAGATGATTGGAATAATCCACAAATAGAAACCGTGTATGGGCGGTGGGGAGGTGCTACAAAACAATTTGGTGGCGTTTCTTCAAAAATATCAAATGAAGATGCAAGAGCATTATCACGTGAATTATCAAACCAAATGGATAATCCAGGAAATATGATCCATACATTGATAGCAAATATAGAAACGATTTTTCAGACAATTGGCGCATCTCAAAATGAACAACAAGAATTTTCGCAAAGAAAAGATGAACTCAATCAAAACAGATCACGTCTTATATTTGAACTGACCGAACTATTTAAGCAATATAAAGCGTCAACATATGCAAATTTTTCAGGTATTATTCATTTTGGAAAAAACATACCAAGAACGTTCAATGTACAAACCAATATTAAAAATCCAATTTTGGCCGCAGCAGTACCCATTTTAAGAATTGCGCGAAATTTTGAATTAAGTGAGCTGAAAAAAGCTCAGAAAATAGCCAATGATATAAGAGCTCAACAAATGGGACAAATGACATCTGAAGATAAAACATTTATGAGCGAATTTGTCAAATTTATTGCAAAAATGGGACTAACATTAACAAATTGTATAGGCGCTGACGGTAAAGTGGATGGAGAATTACAGTCAGCATTAGCAAATACGCCTGACAATACATTAGCATTAGAAATCGATACGTTGGCATATATAGCCGGATTTCAAGGAACTCAAGTGGGTCCTCATAGAATAAAAAATAAAGACGCAGATACATTATTATTAGATCATTTTAATGAAAATGGCAGGGTAAGTGATGTTTATCCAAAATTTGATTATCAACCAGGCACAGAACGAATAACTACAAGGATTTTATGCCCAGGAAGTGATAAATATATTGTCAATAATGCAGCACCGATTGGCGATACGATGAAAGATTATTCATTTTGTCCTTACTCTTGTATACTCGATAAAATGCCTCAATGTTCTTGGAAAACAGGACAAGGATTATTAGAACGTGGTAATATGGATTTTGTCATATGTGATACTAGATACAAGAGTGCTGCTGTACCAAAAGATCGTTTGTTATATTATAATGGTAAAGTCACCATTCATGATGCAGGCAATCAAAACCGTAATAATCCTATTGACTTACAAGTCGCGTTTAAGATCAATTGTCCAGGTCATGGCACTATAACGGGTTACAAAAATTTGAACATAACAAACGCAAAAGAATTGCAGGCAACTGTTGCGTTAGAAACAACATTGAAAACTCTTCTTCTTTCAAAAGCTTTTGCAAATAACAACGTAATGATTGATATATTTAAGAATGATGCACAATACAATCATATATGGGAATTTCTTTACGACAACTACAATGTTGATGTTGTAGATCCAAAATTAGATGCAGCCACCCAGTTGGTTCGTCCAATCAGGTTCTTTGATTTGTTTTACAGAGAGATATTATACAAAAATGCCGGTGATTTATTTCAAGAAATAAATTCTGTAGCAAAATATGGTGGATACACTATGGACAATTATCATTGTGATGCTGATATACATAGTTATCTCAATTCGGATGGCAACCAGATAAGGTGTTTTTTAGCCAATGATCGACCTTCTGGATGTCGATTTTATTACATGTTATTAAGAGGTGATCCAACCGAAATTAATGAATATGCATTTGGAGGGTACTATAGCCATGAACAAGTAGATTTGTTGGTCAAAAGACACGACAATACAGCACTATGTAAATCTTGGCAAGCGCGCAATCCTAGGAGTCAACCTCCTGTAGCTGGGGGGAAGCGGCCAGGTAAAACACGTAGGAAGAAACTGACCAAGAGAAAGAAGCAGAATAAGAAAAAAACACAAAAACACTCGCGTAAATTAAAACGCAAATAATCCATTTAAAAACGCCGTTTCATCTATATCAACATATCGATGAACCAAAAACAAAAATATGCTTGCAAGCAAATCAATACAATTGACGAAAAACATACGGAAATGCTGCAATCATTCAGTGATATTGAAACCACGATTATACCAGCATTGCTTGCCGAAAAACAGCAGTTGAAAGCGAAGGTATCGACCCTAAAAGAAAACGAAATTGACGCTTATATGGATATAAAAGATCGCGTTGAATTCATCAACAAGCAAGTGAAAGAACTCAAACAACAAAAAAAGCAATACCTTCTTGAGAACTCAAAATATATATTTGATTATTTTGAAGAAAAAAAAAAGATCAATTCCGGTGGAAACAATCAGAATATCAATGTTTTGAATACATTTTTTAAAATCAAAGCGCATAATGAGAGTGCAGCTAATCCAAACAGTGATACCTATCAACAAGCAAAGAGGTCTTACCAAAATTATTGGCGAAATGTCAACAATGATGTATTGAATGTACAAGATTTTGTGGTTCTCTCTGATGTCTGCGAAATATGCAATCACGGAGAACTGATCCCGCAAGACGAAGAGGGTATTTTGATTTGCAATAATACAAATTGTGGTAAATTTGTCACCTATATTATTGATAGCTCAAAACCAACAAACAAAGAACCTCCCAATGAAGTCTCATATACGGCTTATATTCGTCTCAATCATTTCAAAGAGATATTATCGCAATTTCAGGCGAAAGAAACGACACAAATTCCCGATGAAGTCATCGAAGCCATCCGTAATCGCATCAAAAAAGAACGTATTAAAGATATGACATTGATCAATTACGATAAAATGCGCGATATTTTGCGAAAATTGGGGTTTAATAAATATTTTGAACATATTCAATATATCAATTCCATATTTGGCATCAAACCGCCTATTATGAACGAAGAACTCCACGAAACGTTATGTGTTCTCTTTATCGAAATTCAAAAACCATGGGCCATGCATTGTCCAGCCAATCGTACTAATTTTTTTAATTATACCTATACCTTGTATCAACTCTGTGTTCTCCTCGATCAAACCCAGTATTTACCCTATATTCCCATGATGAAAGATCGAGAAAAGCAATTAGAACAGGACATGATTTGGAAAAAAGTATGTCATGATCTGGATTGGGAATTTTTTGCTACAGTATAATTTTATTTACGCGACTTGTTGCGACGCGTTCTGCAATATTTTCTATTTTTTGTGCTCACTCTTTTGCAACTTTTGGGTGCGCGTTTGCATCTGCTAGGCGATCTCTTTTTACACGATACCTTTTTGGCCATTGTATATAAAATAACGAAAGATATTATTTTATATTGATGAAATATTCAATACAGGAATTTCTTACTGTACCATGCGAAGACCACCAATCAAGTTGGCGCCAATTCCAAATCCGGCACCAGCGCGAGCCGATTCTCCGATAGAAGGAACAAATACGTCAAGAATGCTAAAGGTAGCGGCGGCAGAAAGAGCCAGGATAATCACTTCCTCCAAATTGAGCGATTTCTTGGGAATGACCACAGCCACGAGAGAGATGACAATGCCGAGCACTAAATACTTGACAATGCGCTTAACGAGTTCAGTAAAGTTGACCATGCCGCTCATGATGAGATATATATTATGAAAACAAAAAAACTTGCCGAAATACTATTAAATCATTTATTACTAAATCACTTAAATATTACCACGGTTGGTTCTTTATAAAATGTCCTCTTTTGAAAGAAAACTAACAGACAAGGGAGAACCTAATCCTAAATATATCGATTTATGCGATGAAGATCAACCAATTTCCGGACAAAAGTTTGCGTGTGTGTCGTTTATTTCTCCTGAAAAGATACTAAAGAAACGCGAAGTTTTTTTGTTCGACCAATTTGTGAAACAGTGGGATTTTTCTACATCTATGTCTAAATTCAGTGATTTTTTGCAATTCTTGTCATTCAAATTCAATCTAAAGATTGAAGATGTGATCAAGAATTTTGATGAATTCAAGAAAGAGGAAGAGACGAAGCTAAAAGAGGGATCTGTGGAGGATGACTTTAAAAATTTTTTGGATAAATACGAAGACAAACTCAATGATCAATTCAATCGAGAACATGCATTTCAAACATCAGTTCGAGGCTTGAAAATTAGAGGTGTATTCCCTACTCAAGAAGAGGCGGAGATGAAGTGTAAGAAATTGCGTGAATATGATCCCAATCATGATATTTATGTAGGTCCAGTTGGTATGTGGATCCCGTGGGACCCTGATGCTTATAAGACAGGACGTATGGAATATCTGGAGGAAAATTTGAATGAATTGCACAAGGCCAAGATTGCAAACGAAGAAAAGGCGAAACAAGAGTTTGAAAAGCGCGTAAAAGATGCAAAGAAAAAGGCTATTGAGGAAAATATCAAATTGGCAACCAAATCAGGCAACGTATTGACACAAACTATGGATGAACAAGGCAATTTGATTGGTGTGAAGGAGACGGTCGATTTCGAGGAACGCGATGTCGCCGATACCGTTTCAACCAATCTACATAATGAGATGTTGTTGAAAAACGCAAAAAAAGAGAAAGAACTATAAAGTTGTTCTGATATTACAATAGTAAATAATAACTATTATAATGACAAAAATAGTTATTAAAATGCGGGATAACTGTTCAACAATTGTACAATAGAATTGATAATGGTAATAATTTGAGCTTTGGGCTGATTTGTATTTAATGCCGCAACAATAGCATATAATAGCTTGAAAATGGTGTGTTTATGATCTATATTCAAAATGGCATCTGACGTAGGCGAGGGTGCAGGATTGGGCAAAGGTGTAATAACACTAGGCAATACATTCTGTTTAAATTGTCCCAAATAATTACCAGGAGGAGAAGTATTCATTACAATATAGGCTTCGTTTGTAACAGGATCAATAGAAATAGCAATCGCAAATTGCGTACTTGATTTCCAAACCAAACACGTAAAATGTCCGGTTGTTACCGAGAACCCTGGTTTTGCAAAATCGTATGCAGTTACTTCATTGTA